CGCTACCTCTGCCTCAAATGCGTCCACAAGCGCCTCTAACGCAGCTACAAGCGCTTCTACGGCTACCACACAGGCAACCAATGCCTCCAACAGTGCAACAGCCGCAGCAACCTCTGCTACCAATGCAGGGACAAGTGAGACTAATGCGGCTAACAGTGCTTCTGCCGCTTCAACGTCAGCAACCAATGCGGCTACTTCGGCTACCGATGCTGCTGCTTCTGCTACACTAGCTGCTACTTACACTCCAGATCAAACAGGTCACTCAGGTGAGTTTTTGACAACGGATGGCTCTGTTACCTCATGGGCGGCTGTTGATGCTTTGCCTAGTCAGACGGGTAACAGTGGTAAGTATTTAACTACAGATGGTACTGACCCTTCATGGGCGACATTAGATACTGATGCCAACAGTACCACCAAGGGGTTATACGAGATGGCTAACACTATCTCTACCAATTACACTATTGGCACAAACAACAACGCAATGAGTGCAGGACCAATTACGATTAACAGTGGCGTAACAGTAACAGTACCAACCGGCTCACGCTGGATTGTGGTTTAAGGGATTTATATGGCTTTAAGTTTAGACGGAACAACAGGTATTACCTCAGATGGGGGTACTCCTGTTATTGAAAATTTAGATACAACAGCAACAGGTATTGCTGTAACTGGTGTGTTGACTACGACAGGCAACGTGGGAGTTGGGACGAGTTCTCCTGCTGCAAAACTGTCCATCTATGGCGCAACAGAAAATCAAATTCGTGTCACTGACGATGCAGCTTATTACTACGCAATTGGTCGAAGCAGCACGCAAGGCTTTTTGACGTTCTACGGCTCACAGGCTGCGGCAACTGGCTACATCTTTACAGGTGCGGCTGGGGAGCGTATGCGTATAGACTCCAGCGGCAGTGTACGCATTAACAACACAGCCAATGCAACATTTGCAGCGCAACTAAATACACAATTTACAACCGCCCAAAATTGTGGACTGTATTTAAAAGTTACAAACACAAGTGGTGCGCAAGGCATGATTATTTTTGGTAATACTACTAATGATGCTGTTGGGTCAATTTCTACAACTGGGTCATCCACAGCCTACCTCACATCATCAGACTACCGCCTAAAGACTGACGCACAGCCCATGACAGGTGCATCTGGTCGTGTGCTTGCACTGAACCCAGTAAACTTTAAGTGGATTTCATCAGGCGAACGTGTAGATGGCTTCTTAGCGCATGAAGCTGCTGAAGTTGTACCGGAAGCGGTTAGCGGTGAGAAAGATGCCATGCGTGACGAGGAGTATGAAGTTACTCCAGCGGTTGAGGCGACCTACGACGAAGAAGGTAACGAGCTTACACCAGCGGTTGAGGCTGTTATGGGCACACGCACTGTGCCTGATTACCAAGGCATTGACCAATCTAAACTTGTCCCACTGCTGACAGCGGCGCTACAAGAGGCATTGGCAAAGATAGACGACTTAACCGCACGAGTAAGTGCATTGGAGGCAAATAATGTCTAAGGTAGCAATCAAAGGCGCTACGACAGGCACAGGGGTTTTTACCCTTGAGTCTCCAGCGACCAATACCGACAGGACGCTTGTGTTGCCTGACGAAACGGGGACGGTGTTGACGAGTGCTTCAAGCCTAGCCTCTGCCAATCTTACAGGTGCATTGCCAGCTATTGATGGGTCAGCTTTACTTAATCTACCAGTAAGTGGTTTAGGTGTGGGACAGACTTGGACAAACGTAACATCAAGCCGGGCGACAGGAACAACCTATACCAATTCAACTGGTAGACCTATATTTGTTTCAGTAGTACCTAATGCCTCTGCTAATTTAATTGGTAGCTTCTTTATAAATAATGTGTTTGTCGCCAACTCTCAAGATACGCCAAGTGGCGGTGGTGGTGGCGGGAGTAACTTTACATATGTCATTCCCAACGGCGACACTTACAGAGCAGTAAATAATCAGAATTTTGTTATTAACCAATGGTGGGAGTTACGTTAATGAAAATATATAAAGACGTAGACAACAATGTGTTTGCTTACGAACTTGATGGCTCTCAGGACAACTTGATTGGTGACAAGGTTGCTATTACGCAAGAAGAAGCAGACAGTATTGCTTTAGCTAATCAAACTGATTTCTTCAATTCACTTACCTACGCCGAGAAACGTGCCCAAGCCTACCCATCAATCGCTGACCAGCTAGACACAATCTACCACTCCGGCGTTGACGCTTGGAAGGCTCAGATTACCGCAGTGAAACAGGAGTATCCAAAGCCATGAGCACATTAGCAACAAACGCCATCACCGATGCTAGTGGTGGAAACACAGCAACCATAAACAGCTACACCCCTACCGAGTCAAACATGGCTGGCAGGAACCGCATCATCAACGGGGATATGCGGATTGACCAGAGGAATGCTGGGGCTAGTGTTACTCCTACCACCGTCAGTTACACACTGGACAGATGGCAAGCAATTGTTTCTGTTACATCAAAATTTAGCGTTCAACAAAACGCAGGCGCAGTAACACCACCAGCAGGATTTACCGACTATCTTGGCGCAACATCCTTGTCTGCATATTCTGTTGATGCAACCAACACATTTGCATTGGCACAATCCATAGAAGGCTTTAATGTTTCTGACCTTGCATGGGGAACTGCAAACGCTCAACCTGTAACAATTTCGTTTTGGGTAAGGTCTAGCTTAACTGGAACATTTGGCGGCGCGTTACGAAACAGCGCGAACGATCGCTCATATCCACTCAGCTACACCATCAACGCTGCAAACACTTGGGAACAGAAAACCATTACCGTAGCCGGGGACACTTCTGGAACTTGGCTTACAACAAGCAGTGTTGGTGTCCAAATAATTTTTGGGTTAGGGAGCGGGTCTACTAGAAGCGGAACAGCCGGAGCATGGGCTTCTACAAACTACACAAATGCAACCGGCGCAACCTCTGTAGTCGGAACAAGCGGAGCCACCTTCTACATCACCGGCGTACAACTCGAAGCGGGAAGCGTAGCCACGCCTTTTGAGCGTAGGCAGTATGGGCAGGAGTTGGCGTTGTGTCAGCGGTATTATCAAGTTGTTACAAATGGCGCAGGTGGTTGGGTTGCTGCCGCAAGGTGTGATTGTTCAATGGCATGGTCAGCAATGAGAGCCGCTCCAACCATTGTTGCTGATACTGTTGCGTTAACGTGTACTGATTACAGCGTTGCAAACTATGTACAAAGTTCTTGGTCTGCCACAAGTACCTCTTTAACTGTTACAGGTGGGACTATTCAGTTTGTTAACTTTACTGGTTCAGCGGCAGGACGACCGGGTGGTTTAGCAAATGCAACAACAAACAGAGTTCTTTTATCTGCGGAGTTATAAGATGACATACAAACTTGTAAACAATTTTCAAAATGTCCCATCTGCTGTTTTAAAAGAAGATGGCTCTTGCATCCCATTGGACCCTGCCAACACAGACTACCAAGAGTATCTGAAGTGGCTGGACGAGGGTAATACACCGGAATCAGCAGATTCCCCAGCGGAGGAATAAATGGCAAACATAGACCCCGTAGAATATGGGAGACTAACAGCACAGGTTGAAAACTTAACTTGTAAAGTAGAGAGCATGGAGACAGACATTAAGGAGCTACTGGCCTTGGCTAACAAGAGCAAAGGTGGGTTCTGGATGGGTATGACTATTGCCTCTATTGCTGGTGGTTTACTTACATGGCTTTTAACATATTGGAATAGATAATGCTTGCTGAACTTGCGATAGCCAACGCTGCTTTTGGTGTTATTAAGGAGACTATAGCCAACGGTGGGACATATGGCAGCGGGTCAGCACATCTTCAAGTTCTTTGATTCTAAGTCTGAGCTTGCAAAGAAGGCTAACAAATCAGGGTCAGACTCTGAGGCTTTCTTTGCTCTCGAACAGATTAAGCAACATGAGGCGGCTATCCAAGAGTTGTTCATCTATCAAGGCAGAGCAGGGCTTTGGGATGATTGGTTAAAGTTTCAAGCGGAGGCAAAGCGTAAGCGTGATGCTGAGGCCAGAGAGATTGTGTTAGCCCAGATTAAACGTAAAGAGTTGATGTGGGCTTGGATTAACGGATTCTTAATTATTGCCTCTGTCTTAACAGGGGTAGTCATTATAGCTGGTTTTATCTGGCTTGTTGTAACGAAAGGTGGAGTATGAAAAGACAATTACCAAAGCGCAATGAGCGTTCAAAGAAGAACAAGAGGAACAAGTAATGGATTCATTTGCTAATTATGTTAAAGACTTGATGGGTGTTCTACCACAGGTCAATGGTAACCCTATGCTCTCTGTTACCTCTATGACAGATGACAATGCTCGATACCGTGAAGACCCCTTCTACAGGTCACGGGAGATACAAGCGAGAGATCAGGCAACACTGGATGAATTATTACGTCAAAAGCGCCTAGAAGAAGAAGCCAGAGCTAGGCAACAATTGCCTACTGGTGGAGACGCGTATACCGCAATAGGGCCAACACCGGGTGCTAGTATAGGGCAAGGACAAAATTTAGGTGCTCAAGCTTTAGGATTAGGATTGTTAGACTATGGACAATATAGTTTTGCACCCGGAGCTGGTCTAGCTAATATAGCAGGTGGTCTTTTAGCAGATTCCCAAATAGATGCTATCTCATCAGGGTATGGCAATTTAGGGAATAATGTAGCGAACACTGGTATGTTTTCTGTCACCGACGCTAACGGTAATTCTTACACTGTTAGTAATGACGCATCCATTGCAGCCCAAGACGCTTCTTTCGGAGCCCCTGAAACAGCAGCAGAAGCTGGTTATTCTGGGGACTTCATGTGAAACATTTAACAGAAAAAGCTTGACAACCTGAGAAATCTGTGGTATAATAGCAACAAAGGAAAAGATAAATGACATATTTAGATCTTGTCAATAAAGTGATGCGTAGGCTCCGAGAGAGTGAAGTTGATACGGTACAAGGCACAGGTAACTCTAACAGCTACGCCCGCCTGATTGGTGATTTTGTTAACGAGGCCAAAAGCCAAGTAGAGGTCGCTTGGGACTGGAGTGCCTTACGCTCTACACTAACCCTAACAACGACAGCCGACGTGTTTAACTATGAGCTAAATGGCTCCCAGAATAACTTTAAGGTGTTAAATGTGTTAAACGACACAAGTAACATCGACATGAAGTATCAGACTGGTTACTGGTTTGACCAAGCGTTTCTGATGACTGACCCTGAGAGGGGTATTCCAGCCTTCTACAACTTCAACGGTGTTAGTGCAGATCGGGATACTCAAGTAGACATCTACCCTATCCCTGATGGTGTTTATGACATCCGGTTCAACGTCACCCTGCGTAACCAAGAGTTAACAGAGGATGCTGAAACTGTTGTGCTCCCTACCCGTCCTATCATCCTGTTAGCTACGGCGATGGCGATTGAAGAGCGAGGCGAGGATGGTGGACAACAAAGTATGAACGCCTACGCTGCTGCTCAGTCGGCATTGGCAGATGAGATTGCAATGGATGCGGCTCGTCACCCAGAGGACACTATTTGGTATAGCGTATGAAACAACTCCAAACACTCTCAGTAGTATCCCCCGGCTTCTTCGGGTTAAACACACAAGAGAGTGGCATCACCTTATCACCCAACTTTGCTCAACTTACAGACAATGTGGTTATTGATAAGTATGGTCGGTTAGGCTCTCGTAAGGGCTGGCAGATGCGTACAAACAGTGGTGTTACTCAACTAGCTGGTTCTACCATAGACTTCTTGATGGAGCATGTTAACGCTGACAACACTGTTGTTACCCTCTCTGGTGGTAACGGTAAGTTGTTTAAAGAGGGTGCTGACGGTGGTTCTCTTGTTGACATAACACCAGCAGGGTATACGATAACAGCTAACAACTGGAAGGGTGCTACTCTTAATGACCACGCTATGTTGGTTCAAGCTGGTCATGCTCCTTTGTTCGTAACGGCAGAGACAGGAACCCTTGTAGCAGACTTAGTAACAGACCACACGGCACACGGTTCCCATACACCTAACTATGGGACAAGCTACCCTAATGATGTTATAGCTGGTTATGGTCGCTTCTGGGTGCATGATGGTTCTACTGTCTATTGGTCAGATGATATAGCTGGTAATTTCCCTTACTTTGCAGGTGGCTCAAGCGGGTTATTAAACATCGCCTCTGTACTACCAAACAACGTAGATACTATTACAGCGTTAGCGCTACATAATGGCTTCCTGATTATCTTCTGTGAGCATAACATAATTGTTTACTCAGGTGCTGATAACCCTCTAACAGCTTCTTTTGCTGTATCGGATGTTATTGCTGGTGTGGGTTGTATCGCTCGTGACTCAGTGCAGGGTACAGGTAATGACCTTATCTTCCTATCTGATACGGGTATTCGTTCTTTGGGTCGCTTGATTCAAGAGAAGTCTTTACCAATGCGTGACCTTACTAAGAATGTAAGGGATGATTTGCTTAAAGATATTACACAGGAGCGTAGCAACTCAGGTGGGTTGTCTAAGGTACGCGCAGTTTACTCTGAGATTAACGCCTTCTACCTGTTATCCTTCCCCTCTACTGAGACAATCTATTGCTTAGATATGAGACAGGCGATGGAAGATGGTTCTAGCCGAGTCACAGTTTGGTTTTCATATAAGGCTACAGCTCTTCTTCGTAGACGCGACAGAGAGGTGATGATAGGTAAGGTTAACGGGATTGGTAGGTATTTTGGTTATAACGATGATGGCTCTGCATACCGCCTACGTTACTTCTCTCACTACCTTGACATGGGAGCACCTACAACCAACAAGATGTTGAAGCAGATTAGCGCTACCGTCATCGGTGGTAGTAACCAAAGCTTCACCATTAAGACTAACTTTGATTATAAGGAAGCTCCTCGGTCATACCCCTACACGATTGTGACAGGAGATGTTTCTGAGTATGGTGTCGGTGAGTACGGTGTAGCAGAGTTTTCTGTTGGTGTTGTACTAGACTCTATTAAAGCTAGTGTAGGTGGAAGTGGTAACACAATTCAGATTGGTTTTGAGGCTGACGTAAACGGCAGTGAGCTATCTGTACAGAAGATTGATATGTTTGTTAAAACAGGAAGGATTA